TCTCGGCGAGCAGACCGTGTATGACGGCAACAACCGTCTTCAGGCTTACGCCACCCGTTACCAGTGGAAGAACGGCCTGGTCGTGAAGGACTGGCGCTACGTTGTCCGCATCGCCAACATCGACGTGAGCGATCTCGTTGGTGCGACCGGAACGCAGGCCAATACCGCTGCTACCGATCTCATCAAGCTCATGGCACGCGCCATGTACCGCATCCCGAACATGTCGATGGGCCGCGCTGCCTTCTACATGAACCGCACTGTCCACAGCGGACTTGCCGTGAAGGCAATGGATCGCAGCCAGAACGTTCTGGCCGTGAACCAGGGTCTGTCGCAGTTCGGTACCCCCTACTCGTGGCTGTCGTTCCTCGGCGTTCCGTGCCGCCGTGTCGATGCCCTCATCAACGCAGAAGCCCGCCTTACCTAATAGGTAAAGCAGAAAGGACACACAATGATTCTTGATAACAACCTTCGCCTCGGCAGCGTCACGCTGACCGCAACCGGAACCTACGACTTCCCCGATGTCGTGGATCTCCGCAACAACACCGCGTACACCGCAACCGCAAGCGGTTCGCTGTACACCGTCGCACAGGGAAACCAGAACGTGGAACTCTCGGAAGGCACGACGCTGTACGTTGTGTTCACTGTGACCACGGCACTGGCCGCTAGCACCGACCCGATCTATCAGGTCGTTCTGGCGGATGACGCTGGCCTTGACACCAACGTCGTGGTGATTGGCGAATACAGCCCTTCGACGGCCATCGCGGTTGGCACGCAGGTCGTGATCCCGATTGGCTCGCAGCTCCTGACCGCGGCGCAGAAGCGGTATCTCGGCGCGAACGTGGTGACCTCTGCCGGCAGCGGCTCTGGCGTCATCTCTGCCGACATCGTCCTGAACTACCAGGACGGCAAGAATTTCTACGCTTCTGGCTTCACGGTCGCCTGATAGGAGCTATCCATGCCGAAGGTCAAGGCCAAGATTCTCTGCTTTGTGGACAACGGGCTGCGCCAGCCCGGAGACGTGTTCGACTACAAGGGACCGTACAACCACCACCTCGAGTACATCGAGGGCGTGGGCGCGGAACCCGAGCCGACCGTGTCCGAAGCGCCGCCGCGCCGTCTCCGCAAGGGCAAGGTGGCCGAGGCCGCAGGCACGGAGTGAGCTCGTAACGAGTTGGTGAACAGGGAGGGGCGTCGGCGGGAAACCACGGCGCCCCTCCCGTCCTACGGGAGGCACGTATGGCATCGGTTGTCGAGATATGCAACCTCGCGCTCGCGCACCTCGGTGACGATGCCACCGTCGCAAGCATCGACCCGCCGGAGGGATCAGCGCAGGCCGAGCACTGCGCCCGGTTCTACCCGAGCGCACGTGACATGCTCCTCCAGATGCACACGTGGTCGTTCGCATCGCGGCGCGTCAGCCTCGCGCAGGTGACGATGCCGTACACCATGTGGAAGTATTCCTACGCATGCCCCGGTGACATGATGACCGCCGTGGCTGTGCTTCCGCCAGACGCGGAGAACGACTACTCCGTCCGCGCATACCCCGCCGACCGCTACGGCTTCGGATGGACGAACCCACCCATCACGACCGCCGGCGTGTACGTGCCGCAGGAATACGTGATTGAGACGGACACGCTCGGGAACAAGGTCATCTACACGAATCAAGAGAATGCGCTCCTGCGCTATCAGGCGCTCGTGAGCGATTCGACCAAGTTCGACCCGATGTTCACCATCGCATTGTCGTGGCAGCTCGCGTCATTCCTTGCCGGTCCCGTTGTGAAGGGCGAGGAGGGCGCACGGCAGGCGCAGCGATGCCTCCAGATGGTCGCGATCTACCTCGGACAGGCCCGCATGTCGGACGCCAACCAGCGCGACGTGAAGCCCGGTCACATTACCTCTTGGATCTCTGGACGCTGATATGGCGCTGACCCGCACGTACACACGGTCCTTCGCGGGCGGCGAGGTGTCGCCCGAGATGTGGGGGCGGATCGATGACGTGAAGTTCCAGACCGGGGCGGCGAAGATGCTGAATTTCATCGCGCTGCCGCAGGGTCCGGCCGAGAACAGGCCGGGGACCGCGTTCGTGCGCGAGGTCAAGGACAGCACCAAGCGCACCAGGCTGCTGCCGTTCACGTTCAGCACCACGCAGACGATGGTGCTGGAGATGGGTGCCGGGTACTTCCGGTTCCATACGCAGGGCGCGACGCTCGGTCCGGGAACGCCTGCCGCCTACTCAACGACCAAGACCATCACGGGCGTCGATACCGGAACGGAGACGTTGACGAGCAACGCGCACGGATACTCGAACGGGACTGCGGTGCAGGTCGCATCGACGGCCACGCTCCCCGGAGGATTGTCCGCAAGCACGACCTACTACGTGGTCGGAGCGACCGCGAACACGTTCCAATTGGCGCTTACGTCCGGCGGAAGCCCGATCAACCTGACGAGCGCGGGAACCGGAACGATCACGTCCAACCAGGTCTACGCGGTCGGTGCGCTCGTATCGAGCGGTGGCGTGAACTACTACTGCATCGCTGCGACCACGGGCAACGCGCCTCCGAACGCCACATATTGGTACGCGCTGCCGGCGGGGATCTACGAGATCCCGAATCCTTACGCCGAGGCCGACCTGTTCGACATCCACTACGTGCAGTCGGCCGACGTGCTGACACTCGTCCACCCGAACTACGCGCCGCGTGAGCTGCGCCGGCTGGGTGCGACCACGTGGACGCTGACCGTCATTTCGTTTGCTTCGACCGTCACGTCACCGACAAGCGTGACGGTGACCGCAAATCGAGGCGAGGCGCTTGACCTCATCGGATTCACTTCTGCGAGTCCCGGAGTCGCACATACGACCGCACCGCATGGATTGTCGGTTGGAGATCCGGTCTACCTTGATGGCGGAACGTGGACGAATCCATTCCCGGACGATTACTACATCGTCGCATCAACTGGTCCGACTGACAAGTTCACAGTTCGCTCGTATAGCAGTGGAATTCCGCTCAATACAACGTCATATGGAACGTGGTCGAGCGACGGATATGTCCAGTTCGGCGACAAGGCGCTTGACTTCACCAGTTACTACGTCGTTACCACAATATCACCGAACGGAATCGACGAGAGCGCACCGAGCGCAGCCGCAAGCGCGAACAACAACCTGAACGCGCAGGGCTCGAGCAACACGATCACGTGGTCTGCCGTGTCGGGCGCTGCGCGTTACAACGTCTACAAGCGCCAGAACGGGCTGTACGGCCTGATCGGACAGACCGACCTCACGACGTTCACGGACAACAACATCGCGCCTGACATGGGAATCACGCCGCCCATCGTCGATACCGTGTTCGCGTCGAGCGGCAACTATCCCGGCGCGGTCAGTTACTTCGAGCAGCGCCGCGTGTTCGCCGGCACGAACAACGCACCACAGACGATGTGGATGACGCGCACCGGGACCGAGAGCGACATCTCGTACCACATTCCCCTGATCGACACGGATCGAATCGCGTTCCGGGTGGCCGCACGGGAGGCGAACACGATCCGCCACCTCGTACCGCTGACGCAGCTCCTCGCGCTGACGAGCGCGGCCGAGTGGCGCGTGAGCCCGGTGAACAGCGACACCATCACGCCGACCACCATCTCCGTGCGACCGCAGTCCTACGTCGGCGCGAACAACGTGCAGCCGTCCATCGTGAACAACACGGTGGTCTACTGCTCGGCCCGCGACGGCCACGTGCGCGAGCTCGGGTACTCCTGGCAGGCGAGCGGGTTCGTGACGGGAGACCTGGCGCTACGTGCCACGCACCTGTTCGATGGGTTTGACATCACGGACATGTGCTACAGCAAGGCTCCGCAACCGCTGCTGTGGTTCATCTCGAGCACGGGAAGCATGCTCGGACTGACGTACATCCCCGAGCAGCAGATCGCGGCATGGCACCAGCATGAGACGGACGGAGACTTCGAGTCGTGCGCCGCCGTGGCGGAAGGCTCCGAGGACCGTCTGTACGTCATCGTGAAGCGCACCATC